AAGGCGCCGGACGCCTGGCCGCAAGGCAGGCGTCCGATGTCTCTCGCGTGGCACGAGATCCGTGATCACCTCATGCATTCCTCCTCCACCCTCAGCTTCCAGCACAGTTTCGACACCATCCGGCGTGCGCGGAAACCTCTCGCATCGTTCCGGGATCCGGCCGCCCTGCTGGACGGGCTGCATCGCGGCACGGCCGATCCGGAAGACAAGAACCTGATCCTCTCGGCGCTGATCGAGGCGGCGCAGGGCGACGGGCCCACGTCCGACTGCGCCCTCACCATGCTGATGCTGGCGCTCTGGCCCGGCCTCGACGCCATCCGGCGCCGGTCGATCTGGCGCAGGATCGGCTCTGCCGATGATGTCGCGTCTGATTTGCTGGCGCGCACCACCGAGGCGGTCCGCGGCCTCGACCTGGGACGCGTCAACCGGATCGCGGCCACGATCATGCGGAACGTCGAGCGCGACATGATCCGTGCGCGCCAGCGCGACGCGGCGCGCGAACATCTCGCCAGCGGCGCCGATCCTGACGAGGTCATGGACAACGGTGACAGCGGGATCGGCGGGGCCGGGTATGAGCGCCTTAACGGCGCCGTGCGGGAGCTGCTCGGCGACGACGCCCTGCTTGTGATCCGCGTGGCGATCGAGGGCTTTTCCCAAGCCGAGGCGGGAGCCGAACTGGGCCTGACCGAGGCCGCCGCCCGCAAGCGCTACCAGCGCGCCATGCGCCGGCTGCACGACGCCCTCGAAGAAAACCCCTGAGCCGATGTCCCGATCCGATCCCGCCGGTGGCTTTTCTTGATTGAGCGCCCCGAGCGCCTCACCCCCAACCGAAAGTAGATACGCATGAACAGCACCGCCGATCTGTCGCTCGAGGATTTCAGGCGGCTCCCGGGGCTCTATCGGCGCTGGGAACTGACCGAGGTCTGCGAGCCCAACCGCAACTACCAGATCGAGGACGCCGGCACCCATGCCGACGGGACGCCGCTCCTGGCGATCTACGTCGCCGAACCGGCGCTCGACATCCACGAGACTGCGTGACCGTCATGGCATCGCCTGAACATAAGGTAGCCCTGTCGCCATTGCCCTTGTCGGCTGCCGACCTGCCCGGCCTGATCGAGCGTGCTGCCGCCGTGCTCAACGGTGCAAGAGCCGCCGCCGAGGTGCTCGAAGCGCGAGACCTGGCGGGACTGGTCTATGATGTCGCCAGGCGCGCCGCCCGCCTGCAGCGTGCCAAGGGTGCCCATGATGAGCTGGTGGCCGCCGCTCATCGGGCACAGGCGAACGCGCTGGAGATCGAGGCGCGCGCCAAGCGTCGTCTGGCAGATGAGTATGATGCCGCGCAGGCGCGTGGCGAGGTTCGTCTGGCGAGCGAGCGTACCGCTTCCCGACCGGAAGCGGTCGGTGTTTCCGAGATCGGCCTCACCCACAAGGGTATTCATGACGCCCGCCTGATCCGCGACGCCGAGGTCGCCGACCCCGGCATCGTGCGCCGCACGCTCGATGACCGGCTCGCCCGTGGTGAGGAGCCGACGCGGGCATCCCTGCGCCGTGCCGCGGAAGAGAAACTCGAGCGCTCGCTCGACCGGCTGAAGCGCGTTCAGGAAAGTGTCAGCCGCCTCGAGGGCGAGAAGGCCTCTCCGCTGACCGCCGAGCAGCGTGCCCGCCAAGTTGCGGTCTTCGGCACGGTTGAGGACCGGGCGATCTGCGCACGCCTCGATGAGATCGTCGAGCTGATCGACGAGCAGCCCGAGCCCGCCGAGGCCGTGCGGCGCATCCCGCCGGCGTCCCGCCACGCCATCCAGACCGCGCCGCTGCGCCGTGCCGCGACCTGGCTTACCGGATTCAGCAACACCTACGAACAGGAGGCCCGCAATGGGTGAGATGCGCTTGAATGATGTCGTTGCCGAAATCGTCGGCGACGTGATCGCCGGCAAGGCCATCAACAAACGCCAGGCCGCGGTCGGCCGCTGGGACGACATCGATGCCGATGGTCAGTACCTCGCCGGTATCGACGGTGTCATCGGCCGTATCGATCGACGCACCCGCGCCCTTCAGGTCAAGGCCGAACAGACCGCCGGTATTGCGCAGGCTGAACTGCCCTTCGAGTTGCCGGCGGCGGTTGCAATGGACCTCGAGGGCACGACGCTGGTGGCGACGCGCTCGCTGACGCGCACTGGGCTTGTTCGCGCCATCGAGATCCGCCGCCGACAGATCGAGCATGATCGTCACGCCATGCGCGAGTGGCAGCAGGCGTTGGCGCAGGCCGATCGCTTCTGGGGCGCACACCCCGACTGGAGCTTTGGCCAGTGCCTCGACGCCATCCTCGCCGATGCCGGCCGGCGGGCGGCGGTGCTGGAGGTGCTGTCATGAACGCCACCGCCAACATCAGCACCAATAGCGCCACCACCGCGGCCACGATCACCACAGCCGGCAGCGCCGCCGCCACGGTCGCCGCCATACCCGTGCACCGGTCCAATCCCTTCGAAGCCCACGGCATTGACCACATCTCGGTCAGCCAGTTGAACCTGTGGGCGGCGGCGCCGGGCGTCTGGGTGATGGAGCGTCTGCTGGGGTTGAAGGCGCCGGTCGGTGCCGCCGCCCATCGTGGTACGGCGGTCGAGGCCGGCGTCATCGCCGGGCTGATGGGCGCCTCGCTCGCCGAGGCGATCGACATCGCCAATGCCGTCTTCACCGAGAGGACCGCGCTGTCGTCCGACCCGCGTCGCGACAAGGAGCGCGATGCGCTGGCCGGCATGGTCGAACAGGGAGTTGCCCTTCTCGCGCCCTGGGGTAGGCCGGATCGCACGCAGGTACGCAAGGAGTGGCGCATGGACGGCATCATGGTGCCGGTGCTCGGCTTCTCCGATGCCGAATACGATGCGCACGGGCTGATCGTCGATTTGAAGACCAGCCACGCACTGCCCTCGGCCATCAGGACGTCGCATGCGCGTCAGGTGGCAAGCTATCTGGGCGTCGGCGCCAATCTCGGCGGTGGCGTCGCCTATGTCACCGCGAAGAAATCGGCGCTCTACCAGTTGGAGAATGCCGCTGCCCATGTCGCGGCACTGACCCGCATGGCGGCGTCGCTGCAGAACTTCCTCAGCCTGTCCGCCGACGCCCGAGAGCTGGCGAGCCTGATCACCGTCGACACCGACAGCTACTACCTCGCCGATCCGCGCGCGCGTCAGCATGCATTCGAGACGTTCGGCGTCTGAGATTCTCGCAGGGAATGGCAGGTCGCCGGCCAGATGGCGACGCAAAGCGCTGAGCGCAGAAAGACACAGTGACATGACCGGCTTCGGCTTGAACATCGGCAAGGGCGGCGACTTCCTGCCCTCCATTCGCATCAACGGCAAGGATGGCGGCGTCGAACGCTCGACCTGGGACGGCACCAATCGCGGCCTCGAGGTGATCGACGATTTCGTGGCGCTGTTCGACTTCGCCACGCTCAAGGTCGGCTGGATCGAATTCTCCGACAAGGGACCCGACAAGCGGCTGGTGGCGATCGGCGATCCGCTGCCGGCGCGCCCTTCGGAAAAGCACAAGCAGGGCATCGCACTGGTGGTGCAACTGCCCGGCGATCTCGGCTGCCATGAGCTGTGCTCGACCGCCAGCGGCGTCGTCGCGGCGCTGGAGGCGGTTTACGACGCGACGGTCACCGCACCGCAATGGCAGCAGGGCCAGGTGCCGGTCGTGCGGCTCGTCGAGTTCATCCGCGAGAAAACCCGCCACGGCAACCGTGCCGTTCCGGTGTTCAAGATCATCGCCTGGAAAGACCGCACCAGTGAGCTGGAGGAGCACAAGGCTTCACCCGCGCCACGGGCGACGATGCCGGTCTCCACCACGTTCTCGCAGCCGGCCGCCACCGGTGCCACGCAGATGACGCCGCCGACGCCAGCACCGTCCCGTACCCCGGTGCCGGACTTCGGCTGACGTCAGAGGGGATCGGGAGGCGGCCACCTTCCGATCCCCGTGCACCGCACATGCAGGAATGGGGTTCGAACATGAAGGGTACGGGCATGACGATAGAGGCGCCGGACCAGTTTGCAAGCGCCTGCCAATGGGCAGACAGCTACCGTGCGCTGGGTCTGGCGGTCATTCCCGCCGCCGGCCAGGAGAAGATCCCGCTCGGCAGGTGGCGCGAGTTCCAGAACGGCATTCCGCAGGCCGTCCATGAGCGCTGGTATGGCACCGCCGGCGAGCATCGCGCCAACTACCGCATGGGGTTTTTGACCGGCGCCGCCTCGCTCGGCGATGGCTGGAAGCTGCTGGTCATCGATCTCGACGAAAAGGGCAGCATCTCCGGCTCGGCGACATGGGACCACTGGATTGCCGAGCACGAATTCGGCTGCGATCCGCAAACCTGGCGGGCGCGCACTGGCGGCGGCGGCCAGCACATCTACTTCAGATACCCCGACCGTCTGTCGATCAGGAACACCCAGGAAACGCTGGCCGGCATCGATGTCCGCGCCGAGGGCGGTTTTGTCATCGCGCCGCCGTCGATGCACAGGAACGGCAAGCCGTACACATGGTTGTTCTCGCCCTTCGAGACCGAACTGGCCGAAGCGCCGCAATGGCTGCTGACTAAGGTTGGCGCCGTGGACGCGCTGCCGCTGGCGGGCACGCCCGGTCGTTGTTCGGCGTCGTCGCCGTCATCGCCGCCATTGGCATCAACGTCGCACACACGGCCGATAACAACGGCCGGCTATCCATCGTCATCCGCATCGCGATCGTCGCCATTGCCATCGTCGTCCCGCGCAGAGGCCACGTCGCATCGTCCGGCCGCGGCGGCGCCGGCCACTGACGCCTGGGGCCACATCGTCGATGGCCGCGACGCCTACATGCGCGACATGATCTGGGCGGCGATCGTCGACTGGTATCGTGACTGCCCGATCCCACCGTCAGACCGCGAGAGCGAAGAGAAGCTGCTCGAGGTCTTTGCCGTCTACGAGCGCAAGGTGCGCCCGCAGGATGCCGGCAATACGCTCGACGGCGAGGGTCGTGGCCTCACCGCCTTCCGCGACAAATGGGCCTACGCCATGCGGCAGTGGGAGACGAAGATCGCGGCGGCGGCGAAGGAGGAGCCGGCCGCGGCCGAGGATACGGCGTGGGCACGGGCATCATCTCCGGCCGATCCGTTCGCGGATGCCGACGACGATAATGTCGATAATAACGACAAGACGACAGCGCATGTCGATGACGTCGATCCTGTCGATCTGTGGTCGAAACTGGCGCCGCCCGTGTTGCCAACCGGCTTCCTGCCGCGCCAGATCGAGGCCTTCGCCTTCGACCAGGCCGAGCAGATGGGCGCCGATCCCGGCGGCTTGGCCATGGCGGCCCTTGCTGTCTGCGCCGCCGCGATCCCCGATCGCGTCAGGATCAAGGTCAAACGACACGGTCACTGGTACGAGAATGCCCGTCTGTGGGTTGCCCTGATCGGCTCGCCCAGCGCCAAGAAGAGTCCGATCATCGCTCAGGCGGTGCGCCCGATCGCGCGCCTCGACGGTCGCCTGGTGCGCAAGTACTTCGCCGACAAGGCGCGCTACGACGAGATGTCGAAGGACGAGCGCAAGGATGCGGAGCGCCCGCGCCAACGTCGCCTGCGCGTCGAGGACACCACCATCGAGGCGGCGCAGGAAGTGCTGGGCGACAGCCCCGATGGGGTGCTGCTGATCCAGGACGAGCTGTCCGGCTGGTTCGGCGCCATGGACAAGTACAACAGCGGCGGCAGAGGTGCTGCCAGGGATCGCGCCTTCTGGTTGCAATCCTTCAATGGCGGCCAATATGCCGTCAATCGCGTCGGTCGCGGTGTCTCGCTGATCGAGAACCTGTCGGTCTCGATGCTGGGCGGCATCCAGCCCGAGGCGATCGCGGCGGTGGCGAAGGAGAGCGTCGATGACGGCCTGTTGCAGCGCCTGCTGCCGGTCGTCCTGCAGCGCGCCTCCGTCGGTCAGGATGCGCCGGTCTCCAGCACCGCCGAACGTTACGAGGCGCTGGTCGAGCAGCTCACCGCCATCAGCATCTCCGGCACCGCCTCGTTCGGCAGCAGTCGTGACGATGACGAGTGTCTGACGCTCTACTTCTGCGACGAGGCGCTCGCCATTCGCGAGGAGCTGGAAGCCAAGCACCTCGCGCTGATGGATATCGAGGGACTGAACCGCAAGCTGGCCTCGCATATCGGCAAATATGACGGCATCTTCGCCCGGCTCTGCATCGTCTGGCACTGCATCCTCAACATCAATCGCGGCGTCATTCCGCCCGAGGTGCCGGCCGAGACCGCTGCACGCGTCGGGGCGTTCCTGCACGAGTTCGTGCTCAAACATGCCGCCGCCTTCTTCGCCGGCACGTTAGGCCTGACCGATGATCTCGACGAGATGCAGGGCATTGCCAGCTACATCCTGACTGCCCGGCTCAAGGTTGTCACCATGCGCAGCTGTCAACGCGGCGTGCGGGCTGCGCGCGCGCTCGATCGATGGCAATTCCAACGCCGGATGGAGCGGTTCGAGAGCCTCGGCTGGGTCGCGCAGGCCGAGCCGCCGAAGAATTCCAATGCTCCCAGATGGGCGGTCAATCCGCGTGTCCATGAGCTGTTCGAGCAGCGCGCCGCCAGCGAAGCGCAGCGCAAGGCGCAGGTGCGCGAGATCATCACCACCCTTGGACTGGAGGAAAAATCTTGACCGTTTCACAGCCCCTTGAAGCAGCTGCCGCGTCGCCCGGCGGCGCCATTCGGTCGAAAATCAGCCGTGGCAAGGTTGTCACCACTTGTCGACAGCTTGCTGGCGATTTCGGATTTGTCACCACTTGTCGACGCCAAAAACGCCAGTTTGTCACCACCTGTCGCTTGGCATGTGAGTACATATTAGATTCTTCTCTCTCCCCCTATTCGCCAGTTTCCATTCGCTTCACATGCCAAGCGACAAGTGGTGACAAGCCCGGACATGGTATCGGGAGGTCGCGATGACCATTCGCCGCCTTGGGAAACGCGAAACCGAACTCGGCATGCATGACCATTGGCGGCTGTCGAGCTTTACCTGGGCAGGGCGGACAGCGAAGGGCTGGTACAGCTTCAAGCTGTACGACGCCCGTCATGGTCGATTCCGAAGGGAGGCGTTCTGGCTTTGGTATGACGGCCACCGTTTCACCAAGACCCACCCCATGCCGTTCCTGAAGGAGCGCTATCCCGAAATCTGCGACTGGGCCCAAAGGCTGATCGTCGACCACGTCGCCGGCAATCGGGAGAACGATCATGGCCTATGACTTCGACACCGCCAGGGTCGCGACCAAGCCGAAATCCGAGATCGTCGTCGACATGATGGCAGCGCTGCACAGGCTCGATGCGCTCGCCCGCGACATGGAACGCAAATGGGGCGCGTGCCGGCTGCCGGCGCTGGTATCCGACGATCTGTCAAAACGGTTCTACGCGCAGCACCGCAAGGTCTCGATGGCGCTGCGCGAGGGCCGCGACCAGGACGCGCTCCACGAGATCGCTCGCATGGTCACGGCATGGCGCTTCCTCGATCGCGAGGCCGAGCGGATAGGTGCCATGCCGATCCATCCCGAGGTCTGGGAGGTCGCACTCAGCGACGGCACCGTGGTGGCGATCGTGCGTGACGAGGACAGCGCCGCCGCCGTCGATCCCGCCGACCGCGCCATGAAGGTTTTCATGCTGTCGGAAATCGCCCGCCTGATCGAGGCCATGCCGACGATCATGGCGATCAAGGCGCAATGGCCCGGCGCCAAGGTGGTGCCGGCCCGCACCATCACCGCCGACAACTACTGGTGGGAGAACGGCGATGATTTGCCGTTTTGAGACTCGCCTCGCACCTATCGCCCGTTCGCCTCCGGCGCTGGCTCCTGCGCCGATCCGACGACGGCGGCCCCGTACCGCCAAGCACCAGGCCGCCGTCGTCTTCCACCCGAGCAACCCACCCTGTCATGAAGGAGGCCACCCATGGCTGTCTCGACTCTGCCCAACCCGATCCGCGATGCAATCCCCCGGCCGCCGGTTTCGGCGCCTGGCTGCCGTCCCATCCTCGCGCTCGACCTCGGCACCTCGACCGGCTGGGCGCTGCGCAATGCCGATGGCCTGATCACCAGTGGCACGGTGTCGTTCCGCCCGAGCCGCTATGACGGCGGCGGCATGCGCTACCTGCGCTTTGCCAATTGGCTGACCGGGGTCGACCGGCTGTCCGGTCCGGTTGCCGCGATCTGGTTCGAGGAAGTCCGCCGTCACGCCGGCACCGACGCCGCGCATGTCTACGGCGGACTGATGGCGACGCTGACATCCTGGGCCGAGCAGCGCGGTGTGGCCTATGGCGGCGTGCCGGTCGGCACCATCAAGCGCCACGCCACCAGCAAGGGCAACGCCGACAAGGCCGCGATGATCGCCGCGGTCCGCGCGCGCGGCTTCTCGCCCGCCGACGACAACGAGGCCGATGCCATCGCGCTGCTGCTGTGGGCGATCGAGACCGACGGAGGTGTGCGATGAGCGCCGATCACAAGCTCGGTCTCGAATTGCGCAACGGCGACGATATCGGTCGCGATCCGCGTCAGATGAGCGGTGACGAGCTCGTGGCGCTGGGGCATGCGCCGATGAGCCCGCTGCGGGCACTGCGCCTGCGCTGCATCGATTGCTCCGGCGGCTCCGCCAACGAGGTCCGCTTCTGCACCGCGGTGCGCTGCCCGGCCTGGCCGTTCCGAATGGGCCGGAATCCGTGGCGGGCGCCACGCAGTGAAGCTCAGTTGGCACACATCCGGACCCTCGCGTCTGGAATGCCTCGTCCCGCCAAAAAACAACCAAGCCTTGGCGCAGGAAAAAAATTCCAGCGGGTGCCCGCTACCACACTACCTGACGACCTCGACGCAACGCGAAACCTGGTTCCAGTGGAGAGAAAATCGCAAGGCACACGCAATGATGGTGACGCGAGTCTGCGGCACGCAGGGCGAGTCGATGGAGGCGTGCGATGAGCCGCATCCGCCTTCCCGATCGCCGCGCTGCCGAGACCATCGCGCTCGAGCATGACGGTGCACGCTTCATGGTCACCATCGGATTCTATCCCGACGGCTGTCCCGGCGAGGTGTTCGTTCACGGCGCGCGCAGCGGATCGGGCATGGATGCGCTGTTGGCCGATGCCTGCGTGGTGGTGTCGTGCCTGATCCAGCATGGCGCGGTGCCGGGGGACCTCGCCGCCAGCATGGGTCGCCTCGGCGATGCCCAGCCGGCCTCAATCATCGGCGCGGTGATCGATCTGGTCGCGGATGCAAGCGCGAATCAACACCACGCCGTGGCGGAGGTTGGCACATGACCGCCGTGCAGATCCTTGAGCAGGCCGCCGCCGTCATCGCCGAGCGGGGTGATGCCTACGGTGATGCTGCCGACGCCATGGCGATGGTCGCCGCGCGCTGGTCGCTTACCCTCGATCATCCGGTCACGCCAGCACAGGTCATGCTGTGCATGATCGACCTCAAGCTCACGCGCCTCGCACACGATCCCGGACACCGCGACAGCCTCGTCGACGTTATCGGCTATGCCGCCCTGCTGCCGGGGGTCACGCCATGAGGACGGCGAAGTTCACCCCACGCGGGTTCGGCGGCCACCGCCGCGATCCCGATCAGGTCAAGCGCGACGGCTGGCGCGATCAGGGATTGCTTGCCGTCTCACTCGACGACCATCGGCTCACCTGGCCCGAACGAGAACTGATCCGCCAGATCGGGGAGCGCCTCTACGGCACAAGCGGCAAAGCCAACAAGGAGGCCCACCATGGCTGACCGAACGATCGACCGTGTCTGGACCGCCGACGATGTCGCCGAGCAGTTCGAGGAGGCGTTCCGCACCCTGCGCAAGCTGCCGCCGGTCAGGGTGCGTGGCTATTTCAACACCTGGCCGGATTATTTCCACTCCTTCGCCGACCTCGTCGCACAGGAGCCGCAGCCGATGCGAATCATCCCGTCACCAGCAGCAATCTCTCGTTTCGAGCAGACGCTCGACTGGGTGTTGTGGATCGAGGAGAGCGAGCGCAGGCTGGTCTGGTCACGCGCCGCCCGCGTGCCGTGGAAGCAGATCAGCTACGAGCTTGGTTGCGATCGCAGCACCGCCTGGCGGCGCTGGCAATTGGCGCTGACCACGATCGCGGCTCGGCTCAATGCCATGGCCGCGTGATGCCTCGCAGACGGTGTCAACCGTTCGAAGATGTTGCAACACTTTTGTCCGCGACAGCTGCAACGGATTGCTGCTATCAACGCGGCATCATGGGGAGAGTGCGCCGCGAGGCTCGCTCTCCCTTTTGCATTCGTGACGGAGGCCGCCATCCATGACGCAGCTTGTTGCGCGCACCGCTGACGATCTCGTCGCAGCTGTCGCCAGCATGATCGTAGAAGGGTTGATCACCATGGCGCGGATCGTCGTGCGCTGGGCCGACAACGGCGTTGCCACCTTCGCCGGCAAGATCGATGCGCTGCATCGGCAGCTGCCAAACGTGCTGCCACGCATCGTCAACCAGGTCGGCGGCCGCGCCAAGACGCAGGTCACGCGCAGCCTGACGAAGCAGACCGGCCTGCCACGCAAGACCATCGTCAAGGCGATCGGCAGGCCGCGTCGTGCCCATGCCGGCAGGCTTACCTACGAGATGCAGACCGCTGGCGGCAATATCCGGCTCAAATACCTCAAGCCGCGCGAGACGCGGCCGGGCGCCACGGCGGCGCCGTGGAACAGGCGGCAGCTATTCGCCGGCACGTTCATTCTCGGCGGTGCATTCCCCAATCGTCACGGCCTGGTCCGGAAAGGCCACGTCATGCGCCGGCTCGACAGTCGCGGTCGCAAGCTCACCTTCGCCCGCTCCGGCATGTTCATCCCGACCGAAATGATCACCGGCGCCACGGCGGCAGCGTTCACGCGCATTGCAGCGCCGCTGCTGAAACAGCGTGTCGAGGCGGCGGTCGGCAAGCTCGTGTCGTAATGCGCGCTAGACCTTGGCAGCCTTCAGGGCGTCGTTCATTCTGGATTGCCAGCCCTTGCCCGTGGCCTTGAACTTGGAGATCACGTCGGGGTCCAGCCGAATAGTGACGGGGGTCTTTATGGTAGCCTTCGGTGGGCGGCCACGCGCTTTCCTCGCCGTCTTCAGCCCATCGAAGAATGAAGGTGGCAGCACTTCCTTCGCCGGCCGAAAGCTCTTGATTTCCTCGTCCGTCAAGAGCGGGCTATCCACGGCGTCCCAGTCGGCCTTGGTGTAACCCTTCTCAGCGGCTTTCTTGGCGTTAAAACGGATAGCCATCAGAGCAAGCTCCTTTCCTTGGGTTTTGCGGGGCGGAAGCTGATGATCGAAATCGCTTCGGTTCCAAGCTTCGCGTAGATCACGACGGCGATCCCGTCCTCGAAATGGCCGATAGCTTTCATCCGGTTGGAATGGCTCTTGGCGATCAGGGCGGTTTCCCATCCGAAGAACACAACGTCAGCGAAGTCCATATGATGCTTCACAAGGTTGGCCTGTCGCTTTGGTTCGTCCCACACGATCTTCATAAAGCGTATGTACGATAAATCGAATGGTAGGGCAACGATTTATCGTACATACGAGAAAGAAGCCCTCCCATTGTGCTATCCAAACGGCAACGTCCGCAGAGGCGTGCTGGGTGGCCCTATGGCGACGCCAGTTTATTCACCAGCGTGCCTCATATGATGCATGCTGTGGTTGTGCATCGTTGCTGCAGGTGCGAACGCGACTATGCAAAACTCCGCAGAACCGCGCTTCCCCCCGCCACGGGACCCCTTCTGACACAACCAGAAGGTGCGGGGAGGCGCCACGGCCGGATTTCAGCGTTTTTGCAGTTTCGATTTTTCCACTTTCGTTTCGTTTGGGGGACGAATAGCTCAATGATATCAAAGGATGCAGTGCAGCGAACGGAAAATGCACCACTTCCGCAGATCCGTCTCGCAGCCATCGACGATCTGGTGCCCAACCCGGCCAATGCCAGGACGCACCCCGAGACGCAGGTGGCGCAGATCGCCGCCTCGATCCGCGAGTTCGGCTTTACCAATCCGATCCTGGTGGACAGGGACGCCGGCGGCGTCATCGTCGCCGGGCATGGCCGCCGGCTGGCGCTGATGCGGATGCTGGAAGCTGGCGAGACGATCCGGCTGCCCGATGGCCGGGTCCTGCCAGATGGCATGGTGCCGGTCATTGATTGTGCCGGTTGGTCGGAAGCGCAGCGACGCGCCTACACCCTGGCCGACAACGCGCTGGCGGAATCCTCCGCATGGGACGAGGCGCTGCTCAATGTCGAGCTGAAGTTCCTCGACGAGGCCGGCTTCGACCTGCCGCTGATCGGCTTCTCGGATGCCGACCTCGACCGGCTGCTGGCGCATGTTCCGGATGCCGATGGCGAGGATGGCGGCTCATCGGCGCCGATCACCATTCCTGAGCCGCCGCGCAATCCGGCCTCGCGCACGGGCGACCTGTGGCGCCTTGGCGACCATCGGCTCCTGTGCGGTGACGCTACCTCCCATGACGATGTCCGCCGGCTGATGAACGGCGAGCGGGCGATCCTGTTCGCCACCGACCCGCCCTATCTGGTCGATTACGACGGCACCAATCATCCGACGCAGAATAAAGATTGGTCGCCGTCCTACGGCGTGACCTGGGACGACTCCTCGCAGGGCGCCGAACTCTACGACAAGTTCATCGCCGCAGCCGTCGCCGAGGCGATCGAGCCAACCGCCGCCTGGTATTGCTGGCACGCCTCACGCCGCCAGGCGATGCTGGAGGAATGCTGGGAGAAAGCCGGCGCCTTCGTGCATCAGCAGATCATCTGGGTGAAGGATCGCGGCGTGCTGACCCGCTCGTGCTATCTGTGGAAGCACGAGCCCTGCCTGATGGGCTGGGTGCGGCCCAACAAGCCGCCGATCTTCGGCGATCTGGAACCTACCACCTGGCTGCTGCCGGGCTATGGTCGTGACGAGCGCCCGGATCATCCGACGCCGAAGCCGCTCGAGGTCTTCGGCATTCCGATGCGCCGGCATGTGGCGCGCGGCGGTCTCTGTTACGAGCCGTTCTGCGGCTCCGGCTCGCAGATCATGGCCGGCGAAGAGAATGGCCGGCGCGTCAACGCCATGGAGATCAGCCCGGCCTATGTTGATGTCGCCATCGAACGCTGGCAGGCATCGACCGGCAGGAACGCCATCCTTGATGACGATGGCCAGACATTCGCACAGGTGAAGGCAGAGCGGCTTGGTAATCAGCCGGCAGAAACTCTCGACAAACCAGCCGAGGACCCGAGCAAAGAGCAAGCTCCGCTGCGCCGGAAGCGCAAGGCCGCCTGAGGCTCGACCATCCGTGCCAATCGTCAGTCACGCCAATAATTGTTGGCAGCGGCAACCGTCTGGAAATGGATAGCGATCACCTGCGAGGAAGCGATCAGTTGAGCGGTGTCCTGCTCATAGGCGGCGCGCAGCTTGTCGCGGATTTCGGCCGACGGCTGAGTCATCTTGACGCCGACGCGCGCCAGCTTGGTGGCGAGTTCGAAGCCTTCCTGCGGTGTTGCGGTCTTGAGTGACGGAAGCCAGGTCTCGGCCATGATCGGATCCTTTGATTTATGATGCTGCTTACCAGCATATCGCCGCGATTGTTTCCAGCAAGCCTGTTGCCGAAGAAACCGCCGCCCGATGGCTCGAGCGGCGGTTTTCCCAGATCAACGGCAGGATCAGACGTTCGTGGCGTCGTAGAGCAATCGCGTCCGCCACACCTCGCTGACGGGCCGGCTCTTCGTCACGGTATAGCCGGTTCGCAGCGCACCGGAACGGCCGACGAAGAAGAAACCGTCCCGCGTGCCGGCGTCGCGATTGGTGCGGGTCATGACGGTGTAGCGACGGGTGTCGATGTCCTCGGTGATTGCTTCACCGCGCTGCAGTAGCGCAGCGACGATGCGATCATGGAGCGTCTTCTTCGCCATGGTCAGCCCTCCTGCTCGATGTGGTAGACGCGCCCGCGTCCATCGATCTTCTCAGAGGTGACGCTGAGCCCGAGCTTCTTCTTGAGCGCGCCGGCCATCGCGCCGCGAATCGTGTGTGGCTGCCATCCGGTCGCCTCGACGATCTCGGCAATGGTCGCGCCCTCCGGCGCACGCAGCATGGCGATCAGCCTGGCCTGTTTGGTGTCCTGATGCGGCGGGCGTGGAGCGCGCGACATTGCGGGTGTGGACGCCGTGGGCGCGATATCGGTCGGGGTGGCGTCATGGTTCGGTGTGGCGGAAAACGCGCGCGTGTCGGCGCCTGTGGCGAGCTGTGGCGCTTCCGGCTCGGGAGTGTCCATGGTCGCCGGCATGCTTTCGGGATCGCCCTCCAGTTCGCCATCGGACACGTTGTCTGATCCAGCATAGTCTTCGCCGGAGGCGGCGTCTTCGTCGGACGCGGCATCGACGCCATCTGCTTCCGCCGGCGCGATACCGAGCGCGACAAAGGCGTGTTTGGTCAGCACCAGCGTGATACGATGGCCATCGTCGGTCTCGCGCCAGATCGGGTCGCGGCGCATGGCGTCGACCTCTTCGATCAGACCCTTGCCGAGCAGGCTGGTGACGACCTTGGCGGCGGCGCCGCCCCTGAGATGATCCGGCAGTGGCAGGACGTGCCAGTCGCTGCGCTGGCTGGCGGCGCTGAGGATGATGAGCTGGGTATCGGAGAGTTGCATCGGGATGCTCCCTTGATCGGGATGCGGGCGGACCATTCCGCCGCTTCCACGACCCCGAGCCCCGGACATTCCGGGGCTGGAGCATCCGCTGCTGATGGAGCTATGCGCTATCTTGTGTATTCGCCCTCGTGGAAGGCGCTGTCGCAGATCTCACGCAGCCGGTCGCGGTAATGGCTGATCGTGCCGACATCGCCCCAGTCGATATCGTCGGGATGTGCGTTGAAATGCTCGTCGCTGAGGACCTTGAGCCGCTCGAGCATCGTGTCGATCTCGAGCTTGGCGGTGACGAAGGCGTCGATGGCTTTGGCGTTATTTGTGATGGACATGACATCGTCTTTCCGTGCTGGACGATGACACTGATGCTCCGATCGCGCCTGGTATCAACGGCAATGACGATCATCTTGTTGCTGATTTTGCAGCATCTGCGCCATGACATGAGCGGGCGGGCCGATGGCGGACGATGAACCGCAAGCCGGCACGATCAGCACCGCGCAGGCGGCGCGGCTGCTCATGGTGACGGAAGACTGGGTCCGCCAGCTGTCACGCAATGGCTATATCGCGAAGGCCGCCCGCGACCGGTATAACCTGGTCACCGCGGTGCAGGGCTACATCCGGTTCCTGAAAGACGAAGAGCGCAGGTCGAGCAAGAACGCGGCCGACAGCCGGGTGCGCGATGCGCGCGCCGCCGAGATCGAGCGCCGCATGGCGCGGGAAGATCGCAAGCTGATCATGCTGGATGAAGCAATGGACGCCTACGACTTCGCCACCGGTCTCTACCTGCAATCGCTCTCGGGGCTGCCGGCGCGGATGACGAGGAATGCCAGTGAGCGACGACGGCTTGATACCATCTGCGATGGAGAGCGTCAGCGCCTTGCCGACCGCTTCGCCGAAGGCGCATCTGCTCTACGCACGGGCGAAGCGGCTTTTGACGCCGACGAGGAGGACGACGCCGGATGAATGGGCGCGGGCCAACCGCACCTATCCACCGACGGCGGGCATTCCGGGTCCCCGTGACCCGGGACTGACGCCCTATGTGATTCCGTTTGTGCGCGCGGTCCATGCCCGAACGCACAAGCGGGTGGTGCTGGTGGTCGGCGCCCAGATGGGCAAATCCGATTCAATCCTCGACATCATCGGCGAGCGGATGGACACCGCGCCGGTGCCGACGCTCTATCTCGGGCCGACCAAGCAGTTCCTGCAGGAGCAGTGGGAACCGCGCGTCATGGACCTGCTCAACGAGGCCCCGGCCTTGCGCGCCAAGGTCTCGCGCGGCAAGCGCATGACCAAGACCCGCAAGATTATTGCCGGGGTGCCGTTGCGGCTGGCGCATGGCGGCTCGTCAGTCGCCATCAAGTCCGATCCGTTCGGGCTGGCCTTCACCGACGAGGCCGACGAACTGCTGGCCAACGTCAAGGGCTCGGGGGACCCGATCACCCAGGTCGATCGCCGCGGCGACACCTATGCCGATTTCGTCCATGCCATCGTGTCGACGCCGACGGAAGGTCCGAGCGACGTGGAGGTCGATGAGGCGAGCGGCCTTGCGTTCTGGGCCGAGGTCGATCCGCAGGAGGTGGGCTCGACGATCTGGCGGCTGTGGCAGGCAGGCACGCGCTACCATTGGGCCTGGCCGTGTCCGCATTGCGGAGAGTTCTTCATCCCCCGGTTCAAATACCTGGGATGGGAGAAGCCGAAGGACGAAAGGGGCCGCGACCTCCGGTCTGACCCCGCCGTGGCGGCGAGAACCGCGCATCTGGTCTGTCCCCGAAACGGCTGCATCATCGCCGACAGCGACAAGGCGGGCATGAATGCGCGCGGCGTCTATGTCGCGCCGGGCCAGCACGTTGCGACAGATGGCAGTGTTATTGGTGATCCGCCCGACAGCTGGACCATCAGCTTCTGGGTCTCGGGATTAGCCTCGCCGTTCAAATCATGGGGCGAGCGCGCGGCGGAATATGTCGAGGCGGTGCGCTCCGGCGAGCCCGGCGAAATCCAGTCCGTGGTCAATGGCGGCTTCGGTGAATTGTGGGCGCCGGGCGGCGGCGAGGTACCGGAATGGCGCGAGCTCGAGCGGCTCAAGGCGCCCTATGTCTCGGGTGAGGTGCCGCGCGGCATCCGCATCGTCACCGCCGCCGCCGATATCCACCCCAGGCGCATCAATTATGTGGTGCGCGGCTGGGCCGCCCGTGCGGAAAGCTGGCTGATCGACCAGGGTGAGATTTATGGTGATACCATCGAGGACGGACCATGGGCCGACCTCGAGGATGTCCTTACCCGCGACTATGGCGGTCACGCCATCCGTCTCGCCTTGATCGATTCCGGCTTCCGCCCGGGCAAGCCCGCGATGGTGCCGGAGAACCGGGTCTATCAGTTCTGTCAGCGTCATCACCGCTTCTGCCGGCCGACCAAGGGGCGCGATACCCAGATCAAGCCGATCATCCCCTCGAAGCGGGAGATCGGCATCACGCTGCATGGCAGGCGCACGACCGTGGGGCTGGAGCTGCTGCTGCTCGATACCGACTACTTCAAGCGGCTGATCCATGAGCGGTTGCGCTGGCCGGTTGACGAGCCCGGCGCCTTCCATCTGCCGCAGGACATCGACGACGATTATCTGCGCCAGCTGGTCAGCGAGGCGCGTATCCGCAAGCCCGGCGGCAAGCCGGTCTGGATCAAGCGGGCAAGAGACAATCACTGGCTCGACTGCGAGGCGATGAATGCCGCAGCCGGCTATTTCCTCGGGGTGCAGCGGCTGCGCGAGCGTCCGCTCGCGCAGGACACTGACCTCACCTCGGACGAGGTCCTCCCACCGCTTCCGGTGCGGAAGCGCTCGATCGGCGAATACTCGGCAATGCTGAACAGGTCGTATCCGTGACAATACCCCTATCCTGGATACGCGCGGGCGTCTCTTCCGGCATCGCTGCCGCCACAACCATGGTCGGCACAGTGGTCGGCACACCAAGACCCGGACACGGCAAGGCCGGGCGTGGCGTGCCTTCGGCCGGCTATCTGCGCAACGAGCCGGGCACCGGCCTCTACATGCCGCAGATCGTGCCGGCATTGCGCGATCGCGCCGAGGATGTGCGCACGGCCTGGATGCAGGCCAACAGCCGCGCCAACGACGCGCAGATGAACTCCGGCTGGATCGCCGGCGTGGTCGAGCAGGTCGTGGCGCTGATGATCGGCACAGGATTACGGCTCAACCACAAGCCGGACGGCTCCGTGCTGGGATGGGACGAGCAGCAGACGGCGGCATGGGCGCGTCAGGTCGAGAAGCGCTGGGAGATCTGGGCCTCGCAGCCTTACGAATGCGATGCGACCGGTCGCTACACCATCGCGCAGATGGAGGCGGCGGCGGTGCGGCAGTGGATCGGCACCGGCGAGATCGTTGCCGCCATCCGCGAGATCGACCGCCCCGGCGCCGAGACCCGCACCAAGGTCCGGTTGATCCCGAGCCACTGGCTGTCGCAGCGGGATGAGCCGATGGTTCGTCTGGCGCACGGCGTCCATACCGACGGGAACGGTCTGCCGGTCGGCTACCTGTTCGATCTGCCGGACCCGCTTCATTGCCGCCGCGAGGTCCGCATGCCGGCGCGTGATGCCTACGGCCGGCCGCGCATCGTTCACGTGTTCGACGGCGCGGCTGGTCAGGTGCGTGGCATCACACCTTTAGCGCCGGCGCTCAGGATCGTGCGGCAATTCGATCAGCTGGCCGATGCCACGCTGACCGCGGCGATGATCCACGCGATCTTTGCGGCAACGATCGAGAGCGACTACCCGACCGCCGATGTCATGGCGGCATTGCAGGACCAGGATGAAGTTGCGAGTTCCGTCGAGGGTCCCAGTCTCGCCGGCGCCTTCGATGCCTTCATGGCGCAGAAGGTCGGCTGGCACCGGGAGGTCAATATCGATCTTGGCCGCCACGGCAAGATCGCGCATCTGCTGATGGGCGAGAAGCTCAAGCTGCAGGGCTCCGAGCACCCGAACGCGACCTACGAGGCGTTCGCCAACTTCCTGCTGCGCGAGATTGCCTCCTGCCTCGGTGTCATGCCCTCGGACCTGACCGGAGACTATCGCGGCGACACCTATTCCAGCGTGCGCATGGGCATCGCCAAGAAATGGCCGCTGATGGAGTACCGCCGCCGGCACATCCCCGGCCGGCTGGCACAGGCGATCTTCGAAGCCTGGCTTGAAGAAGAGATTGATACAGGTCGTATCCCGCTCGATGGCGGCATCGAGCGATTCGTCATGTTCCGCACCTCGATCGTGCGCGCCGACTGGCGCGGGCCGCCGAAACCGCAGGCCGATGACGTCAAGGCCGCCAAGGCGCATGAGACCTGGTACCGGCTTGGCGTCATGTCGCAGGAGATGATCTGCAACGACCTCGGTGTCGATCATGAGGACGTGCACGAGCAGCTCTCGCGCGAGAAGGCCAATCGTGAGCGCCATGACCTGCCTGATCCGGTCGATCTGCTGACCGGCGGCGGGTCCGGCCTCGATGCCGGCGCGACCGACGGTAATGACGCTGACGACCACGCCGGTGCCGATAAGGAAACGACCGGGGGGCGAGATTGATGCCTGAAGCCTCGATCTTCGAGGGCATCGACACCAGCGATCCCTGCGCGGTGTGGCCGGTGATGCAGAGAGCGCTCGACCGGCTGCTGGTCGGTGAGAGCGTGGCCCGCGCCCGCTTCGGTGATGACGACGTCGAGTTCGGGCGCGGCAGCATCACGGTACTGGAGCGTCGCATCGCCGAGCTCAAGGCTGCGTGCGAGGCCCGGACCACGGGCCGGGTTCGCCGCCACGCCATCCGCGGCGGCTTTGTCCGCACCTGAAAGCTGCTCCATGACATCGCTGATCCACATTGCCGACCGGGTTCTGAACCGGCCGCTGCTGATCGTGCCCGAGAAGGCGCAGGTCATCCTGTCGGTGCTGGCCGGCCGCATCGGCATCGATACCCCGGAGGCGAGCCGCTTCGAGGGCGACGAGATCGTGGTCGACGCCGGCGGTCAGGTCCGGCCGGTGCCGTATCGGGTCGCCAACGGCGTCGGCATCATCACCGTTACCGGCTCGCTGGTGAACCGCGGCGCCTGGATCGGCGCCCATTCGGGTCTCACCAGCTATGAGGGCATCGGCCACCAGATCAAGACAGCGCTCGCCGACCCGGCAGTGCAGTCGGTCATTCTCGACCTGCACTCGCCGGGCGGCGAAGCGGTCGGCGCGTTCGAGACCGCGGCGCTGGTGCGCAACCTCGCGGCTGCCAAGCATACCGTGGCGCTGGTCAACGGCATGGCGGCATCGGCGGCCTATGCGATTGCCTCCGGTGCCAGCGAGATCGTCACCACGGAAACCGGGGTGTCCGGTTCGATCGGCGTGGTGTTGCTGCATGCCGACTTCTCGCGTCAGCTCGACCGTGAGGGCATTACACCGACGCTGATCCACGCCGGCGCCCACAAGGTCGACGGTAATCCGTTCGAACCACTGTCGGGCGATGTTCGCAACAGTCTGCAGGCCGAGGTCAACGCCTTCTATGACGCGTTCCTCACCACGGTCGCCAGGGGACGCGGCAACAGGCTTACCGCCGCCGCCGCTCGCAAGACCGAGGCGCGCACCTTCATCGGCCAGGCTGCCGTCGATGTCCGTATCGCCGATCGTGTCGGCACGTTCGAGAGCGTGCTGGCCGAGCTTTCCCGCGCATCGATGAAAGTCGGGCGCACCACCTCGCCAACCAGGAGAACTTCCATGAGCGAGAATATTGGCGCGCCCGCCGCCATGGACGAAGCGGGTCATTCAGGCGCCGAATATGATGCCAGTGCTGTCGCTGCTACGGCTCGCCGTGAAGGCGAAGCTGCCGGCGCCAGAGCCGCGCTGGACCGCTTTGCGACCATCGTTGCCGCCGACGGCATCAAGGGCAACGCCGCGCGTATCGGTGCGGCCATCGACCTGGCAGTCAAGTCGCCCAACATGTGCGCCGAGGATGTGGTGGCATTCGTCATCGCCAATATCGCCACCGAGTCTGCCTGGGCAACGTCACCGGCATCGCTTGCCGCCCGCATGATTGCCGGCGCTGATCCGCTCGCTGTGTCCGAGCAGCCAAATGCCACCTGCGCCACAGCCGGCTGGAACAAGGCCATCTCTCAAGCCAATGCCCGCTTCGGCAAGGACGCGGCGTAATCCATCCTGTTGCATCATAGGAGACCCGGAATATGGGCACCCTCACCGAAGGCCGGCATCCGGTCGAGTTCATCCTCTCGGAGGCGAATGGCAGCCGCTCACGCGGTGTCGCCAACCTGATCGCCAATCAGTCCATCGCGCCTGGTGCGATGATCGACCAGCAGCCGGTCATTCCGGAAGTCGTGGCGACCGCCGCCGCGGATGAAGGCAATGCCGGCAACGCCACCATCGCCATGGATCAGACCACGCCGATCAATACGGCCGTCAAGGAAGGTCGCTATGTCGGCATCGCGAGCGCCGCCACCAAGGTGGACTGGACCTGGCCGGACGGCACCAGCCTGGGCGAGTCCACGCATGGCTCGAGCTTCACCGGCGGCGGTCTCAAGTTCAAGATCACCGCGGGGAACACGGCAACCGAGGTGGACGATCGGTTCTACATCGATGTCGTCATCAAGACGTTCGAGCACCTCGAGCGCGCGCATGACAGCGTTCTCGATGTCGCGGGCATCGCCATGTATCCCGCCACGACCGGTGCCGGCGAAACTGGTGGGGTTGCCATGATCACCCGCGACGCGGAGGTCAACGGGCACTGCATCGTCTGGCCGGCCGGTATGACCGCCGGGGAGAAGGCGGCGCTTTCTCACAAGCTTGCCGCACGCGGCATCGTCATTCGCGCCTGACCCATTCGGCGGCTTTGCCGATCGGACGCACATAACGCCGTTTCCCCGACAGGCCCGCTTCGTGCGGGCCGTTTTCGTTTCCGCAGGAGAAGCCATCGTGCTCGATATCTTCAATAATGACGCCTTCAGCGTCACCGCGCTCACCGGCGCGATGCGCGAGATCAAGCATCGTCCAGGTTTCATCAGCCGCCGTGGCCTGTTCCAGACCACCTCGGTCAGTACGCTGTCGGTCGCCATCGAGAAGGACAAGGACGAGAATATCATGATCGTCCCGTCCTCGCCGCGCGGCGCGCCGGGCGCCACCTTCGGCCGCAACCGCCGCTCCATCCTCAATCTGACCATCCCGCACTTCCAGGTCGATGACGCGGTGCTGGCGGACGAGATTCAGGGCGTGCGGGCTTTTGGCCAGGAGCAGGCCGTGGAGACACTGCAGGCGAGGATCGCCAACCGGGCGGCGGAGGCGAGCCAGTTCTTCGCCATCACCGAGGAGTTCCACCGGCTCAAGGTGCTCACAACCGGCAATCTCTACGATGCCGACGGCACCACGGTGCTCGCCAATTTCGCCACCCTGTTCGGCGAAATGCTGCCGGCGGAGATCGACTTCTCGTTCGATACCAATACACAGGGTAAGCTGCGCACCTTCTGTGCCGGCGTCCATCGCTCGATGGCGCAGTCCCTCGACGGGCTGCCCTTCGACGGCATCGAGTTCATCTGCGGCGATGCCTTCTTCGACGACCTGATTGCCAGTGCCGAGGTCCGCGCCGCCTATGAGGGACACAGCGGCGCCATGCAGTTGCTCGATGCCTATATCGCCGGCAGCGGCCAGAACGACACCTTCGGCGAAGTCAATTTCGGCGGCATCCGCTTCATCAATTACCGCGGCTACTTCAGCGGCAGCCCGGCGATTGCCACCGACAAGGCGCACGGCTACCCGACCGGCGTGCCGATGTTGTTCCAGACCGTCTATGGCCCAGCCGACTATATCGAGACGGTCAATAGCATGGGCCAGCGGCTCTATGCCAAGCAGTGGCGCATGGAGAATGACAAGGGCGTCAATCTCGAGTTCCAGACGAACGCCCTGCATTACTGCACGCGCCCGCGCGTGCTGATCCGCGCCAGGCGCACCTGATCATGGCGGGAGCTTGGATCATGATTATTCCCGCAAGGGGATCAGGCGGCACGATCGATCCGGTAGGGCTGAACCAGTAATTCCGCGGGAATTTTCCAGGCGTCAACGACCCGATGCACCTGCTGGAGATTAAGGGCGCGGCGCCGGTTCAGAAGCTCCGAAGCCCGTGAACGCGAGCCGATCACCTCGGCAAAGTCGGCCTTGGAATAGCCGTTCATCGCCATGTGTGCCTTGATGGTATCGATCGGATCGAGGTCTTCGACAGGAAAATGCTCTCGCTCATAGGCGTCGACCAGGGTGGCGAGAATGTCGAGCTTGTCGCCTTTCGCCGATCTGGCCGGAGCTCCCCAGAGCTTTTCGATAGCCTTGATGGCGGCGGCGTGGTCCTTCGCTGTGCGGATGGGGCGGATATCCATTGTCGTGCCTCCTAGAACTGCGCCACGGTGAGAGCGTCGATCCTGTCGTATTCGGCATGCGTGCCAAGAAACTTGATGAATGCGATCTGCCTGCCGAAATCGAAAGCGGCGATCATGCGATAATTGCCGCCGGCGATTTCGAAGCGGATACGCTCGCTATTGAGAACCTTGGCCTTGGAAAAGGACGCCAGGACGTCATGGGTCGTGGTCCATTTCGAGGCGCGAGCAACACGCAGCCAATGCGACAGCGATTGCCGGACTTCCGGGTGTGCTGCCGCAAAAGCGGCAAGCGTATTGGCGGCAATGATCCTCACCTGACCTGACTAGCAGATTTCCACATTTGGGACAAGACAATTCCCATATCTGGAAACTGACCACGCCTGTTGAAGCTTACAAACCATGCTCCCAGCGCGCCACCATGCCCTGCGCGACCGCATATTACGGGCGGCCGACCAGGTCTTTGCCGAGCCGGTGCGGCTATCGTTCATGAAGGGCGGCGCGGTTGATCCTGCGCGGCCTGTGGTCGAGATCGAGGCGGTGTTACGCGTCGGTGGCGGCAAGGAAACGTCTGTTTCCGGCCGTGGTGCAGACAGCGTATGGCGCGGTCGCATCCAGGCCCAGCGTGCTGAATTGCATATCGACCGCACGCGGTATCCGCTTGTCGTCGCGCGCAAGGGCGACCGCGTGAAAGCTCTGTCGCGGCCTGGCGAGCCGTGGTTCGAGGTCATGGCGATCGACGACCGCGGCATGACGCGGCTCGTCCTGCAGCTGGGTGAGGTGTGATGCTGGCGCGGCTGGCAATCCGCATCGCCACGGTCGAGGCGCTCAAGGGCGCGACCTTTGTCGGCGACAATGTGCTCGACAGCCAGATCGGCGCGCTTGATGTTGCCGCCGACGGCTCGATCCGCAGCGACCAGGAGAAGCCGTTCCTGTCAGTCTATACCGATGCGTCGAAGGTCGAGGACGATCTTGCGCTTCGCGCGCTGCATCGCTGCGGCCAGATCGACCTCACTATCGAGGCGGGCGTCACCACGGCGATGGTGGAGACTGACGCCGATACCGGCGAGAGCCAGATCGTCGGCATCGATATTCCCGCGACCGACCCGGCCATGGAGATGTTTCTTGATTGCGTCGATCGGCAGGTCGCGAATGCGCTGACCGATCCAGCCAACGCCTGGGCGGAGCTTTGGCGCGGGCTGTCGAGCAGCATCGTCAAGATCGAGCGCAAGCGCACGTCGGATGCGGCGGGAACGCGCATCGCCGCGCACCAGACCGTGATTACGCTCGACCTGCTGCCGGACCCGGTTTTCGGCGAGCCGGTGGCGGAAACCTCGATCTGGGCGAAGCTGTTGGCGAAGATGGATGAGGAGAGCAGCCCATACCTCAGCGCCGTGCAGATGCTGATTGGAGACGGCACAGCCGCAAGGCCGACAGCGCAACAGCGCCGCTTTGGCGTGACGCTGGATGAAATGCGAGCGATGCTCGACGGATCGGCAGTCGATGGCGCCGAGCCGGATATCGTGTCGGTCGAGGCTGAGGCCAGCCCGTAATGGCGCAGGGGTTTCTGGACCGGATCGTCGAGCTTGAGCGGCGGGTTGCCGAGCAGGAGCGGCGCAACCGCAATCGCCGCCGCACCGGCGTCGTCACCGAGATCGACCACGAGAAAGGACTGGCGCGGGTCAAGCTGTCGGACAAGCCGAAGCCGTACATCACGCCATGGATGCCGTGGCAGGAGATCGCGGCCGGCGGCATCAAGACGCATATTCCGCCGACCGTCGGCGAGCAGGTCGATGTCATCTCCGAGAACGGAGAATTGACCGACGCCGTCATCGAGATGTCAACGCCGTCGAACCAGAACCCGCGCCCGCACAACGGGCCGGAACTGGTGATCGTGCGCGGCGAAGCCCGCTTCGAGATGACCGACACTTTTGTGCGCGGCAAGCTCGGTGAGGCGCGGTTCGTGGCGACGGACAAGGTCGCCAAGATTCGCAAGAACGACATGTGGGTGGTGGTGACGAAGGACGATGTCATCGTCTCGAAGGAGCCGATCGTCGGCGACGACCCCGACCCCAATTGAACAACAACAGGAGACAAGGATGAAGGTCATCGTCAGGACCTCCGGCTTCTATGGCGGCACCTGGTACGAGGCAGGCGCGACGCCCGTCGACATGCCGTACAAGATCGCAAAACAGTTCCTGCCGCCTTATGGCGATCAGCTCGTTGCCCATGTCGCAGCAGCGCAGAAAATGGTCGGCAAGGCTGCCGCCGGTGAGAAGTCAGGTGACAAGAGAGCGCATTGATGTCCTCGACCGGGGTCCATCGCGACAATGGTACGGCGCTGCATGACTTCGAGCATGTCCGCCAGTCGATCGGCGATATCCTGACGACCCCGGTCGGCTCACGGGTGCTGCGGCGGGATTACGGCTCCGAGCTGTTCGACCTGATCGACCGGCCAATGACCGACCGCGTCATTCTCGCGGTCTATGCCGCGGCGGTCATCGCCATCGCCCGCTGGGAACCGCGCTACGCCATCACCGGCTGCCGCGTGGCCATGACTGGTGGCGACGGCGTGATCGCACTCGCGTTCAACGGCACCTATTTTCCGCGCGGTCACCTCGGCGACTTCACGCCGGCCGGCGACCAGCGCGTTATCATCCCGATCCGAGGCGGCGTGCTGGAATGAGGCAGGCGTCCACCATCGATCTGTCGCAACTGCCGCCGCCGGCACTGATCGAGGCACTCGACGCGGAAAGCTACGTCGCCGCGGCGATCGCCAATTACCGCGCCCGCTGGCCGGAATTCGACACGGTGCTGGAATCGGAGCCGGTCATCAAGCTGATCGAGGTTCTCGCCTACCGCGAGACCCTGATGCGCAACCGCGTCAACAAGGCGGCGCTGGCAACCTTGCTCGCCACCGCCATCGGGGCCGACCTCGACCATATCGCCGCACGCTTCGGCGTGGAGCGCCTTGTGGTGACGCCGGCGACGGCGACCGCTGCGGCGGTAATGGAGGACGACGCGCGACTGCGCCGGCGCACCCAATTGGCACCAGAGGCGTTCTCGATTGCCGGTCCGGCCGGCGCTTACGAATATTGGGCACTGACAGTCGCGCCGGAGATTGCCGACGCTTATGCGTTCTCGCCAACTCCTGGTGTTGTCCGCGTCGTGGTGGCGATGGCGGCTGGCGAGGACGTGGCGCAGGAGAGCGTCTCCAATATCAGCACCTTCCTCGGCCGCGAGGATGTGCGACCGCTCACCGATACGGTCTCCGTCATCCCAGCCGACGCGGTGGACTATGAGGTCACCGCCACGCTCGTGATCAAGCGCGGGCCTGATCCTTCGGCGGTGAAGGACGCGGCTGAGGCAAGCTTGGCGGCTTACGTCCATGAGCGCGACCGCATCGGGGCCGATGCCTACCACTCCGGCATCGTTTCGGCCCTCGCGGTCGGCGGCGTCGATAATGTGGTGCTGACTGAGCCTGCCGCCGATCTGGCAATCGGGCAGCAACAATTGGCGCGGCTGGTATCGACCAGCATCGCGGTCGTCTTGTCATGAGCGTCCCGGTTCGCGGCGAGCATTTGCTGCCGCCCAATGCCAGCGACACCGAGCGGCGGCTGGCGGCTCTGCTTGGCCGCGTCTCCGTCATCCCGGCCCCGATCCGGGAGGTTCACCGACCGTTTGATGCCCCGTCCGCATTCCTGCCCTATCTCGGCTGGGAATGGTCGCTCGATATCTGGGATGATGCATGGAGCGATGAGCGTAAGCGGCGGATCATCGCCCGCTCCTTCAATCTGCACCGTCTCAAGGGCACGGCGGCCGGCATGCGTGCGCATGTCGATCTGGTCGATGCGCAGGTGGCGCAGATCGTTGCGCCGCCGCAGGCCGCCTTCGCCTCGCGCACGCTGACCAAGGCGGAAATGGATGCGTGGCTGCGCTCCATGCCACAAATCCGCGTCTACATGGCGAGAGAACAGGGCTCCGGGCGCGGTCTGTCCTTCGTCGTGCGGAACTTTCTCGGCCGCGCGGCGGCGGGCTTCGATGCCGGCCGCGCCCGCTATGGCCGCGCTGCACGGTTGTGGGATCGCGGCGTTCAGACGCCATTGAGGCTGGTCGATATCCGCACTGAGATGCGCGCGCAGGACGCGCTGCGTATCGAGCGGGTGTCGCTGCCTGGCCGCGCGCTCAAGTCTAGCGCCTTTGTCGGCCGCGCGGCGAATGCTTGCTATTGTGACGCAGCGTTGAGTCTGCCGCGCATCGTCACCTATCGGCAGAACTTGAGCTACGAGCATTCGCTGTCGTCGCTCTCGTTGCGGTCGGCACAGCCTGGTCTTGCCCCAGTCGATGTTCGCTCCGAGCGGCTGAGCGACACAGGCATCGCCGGGCCGTTCGCGTTCGTAAAGGAATTCGTCGGGCAGAGCTTCATCGGTCGAGATCGCGCCGAGTGGATGATGTATGACCGCATCGTCCTGCACGATCCAGCCCGCGCTACGCAGAGGGTTGCCGCATGGTCGTTCGCAGACCACGCGCGGCTCGGCATCCCCGATTACACCGCCAAGGTCGTTATTGACCTGCAAAGCACGGTGCATCCGCGTGCGATGGTGATGGGCCGCTTCATCGGGGGCAGCTACGCCAAGCCCGATGACACGCACAAGCAGATCGCCTCGCGCTTCGCGGTCCAGGCATCGAAGGCGCTGCGTGACCGCGTGCTGCTGACGCACAAGCTCACACGGCCGGTGACATTCGCCGACGGCTACCGGCTCGACGGCTCCCATGTCTTCGGCGGGCGCACCACGTTCCGCCTCTAGGAGAAACAAGATGGAACAACGCGTCGTCATTCACGAGAATCAGCAGATCACCGCTGTCGATCTCAACAACGTCGGAGAATTCCCGCGCAAGTCACTTGACCATGTGGTGAATGATGCCGTGGACAACACGCGCAAGTTTACCGGTTTTCCGGTCATTGCGTCCGGTCCATTGCAAGTGAGCGTCGGCGGCGGCCGGTTTTATAACCAAGGCAAGGTCTTCTTTCGCGATGAAGAAGGCGGTGTGTCGCTGTCGCTCGCCGACTACGTGCCGCTTGTGACGAAAAGGATCGTTACGGTGGCGATCTGGGGGCAAGAGGTCATGACGGCCGTGCAGCCCCGCACCTTCCTGACCGACGCGGACACGAGCACCACGGAGGCCGAGGCGGTTGCGACCGAGAGCCGCCGCCACGCCGAGGCCAACCTCGCGGGTGGCACCGAGGCGGTGGAGCCGCAGCCGCCGGCGCTTGATGCGAATGTCCTGGCGGTGGCTTACATCACCATGACGCCGGGCGGCATCGAATCCATCGTCGCGGTGGAGGACAATCGCCTTGCCTCGGTCAAGGACAACCGCACCCGCATCAAGGCGTTGGAAGTCTGGCGCAACTATGCCGGTGCGCGCCTCGACACACTGGCTTCCGACCTGGCGGGCCTTGCGGCGCGCACGCGCGGCATGGTCTCCCGCACCGACTTCAACGAGGTCGCCGCGGATGTGGCGAGGCTGAAGGATATCGCCGACCTGCCGGTCGATCTGTCGAGTTATGGGGCAGATCACTTTCTTGACATGCGCGACAGCGACGACACCCACCCCGACTGGCTCTGCCGTGTCGAGGAAGGCATCCGCTTTCCTGCCGCGCAGCAGCATCTTGCGCAGATTGCAATCCTCAACCAGTTCGACGCCAACGTGAAGATCGTCGATGGCTTCATGTTGCCGAAATACACCGAGGTTGCGCGCATCGCGGTCGTCGGCAATGACAGCGAGTTCTCGTTGTCGCAGTATTCCTACCAGACGGTTCAGATTGACGAGCTCACCCGTACTCGCACTCGTACCCGGTACGGCCAGACCTATCTCTATTGCACCAACGCTGCCTTCTGGAAGTCTGGCGACTACAACCAGGCGCAGGAAATCTTCTCGCGCGGCGGCGAGAACTATGAAGTGATCGAGTGGATAGCTGGAATTTACGGCCCGCGCAGCTTTGCGCGCATTCGGCAATTCTGGGTGGACACATGGGAGGAAAGCTATACCGAGGCGAGGACGATCACACACAGCGTCTCCGGCTCGATCAGCGGCCAGACCTTCCTCAATGCGCAGGACGGCTGGCTCACGCGCATCCGGCTGCCGTTCACCAAGGCCGCGGGCACCGGCGACGTCCACGTGCTGGTGACGGAGACCACAGCCGGCGCGCCGGACCTTTCCAGGGTGATCGCGCGGGTGACGGTCGCCGCCGAGGACCTGAAGGTGTTGCCGCTGAAGACGTCGGTGCCGATCGGGCCGGTGCATCTGACCGCTGGCCGCTACGGTATTGTCTGGGTGACTGCGGGCAACCACTTCATGGCGCTGGTTCACGACAACAAGTACCTGGAAGGCTCGTTCTTCCAGTGCACGGACGGGGCCTGGTTCCAGGGCGACCTGACGCGCGACGTGCCGCTCGAACTGCTGTTTGCCGAGTTTGCCTCGCCGCGTGTGGAAGTGCAGATGCAGCCGATCACGCTGGAAAATGGCATCGCCAATATCGACATCCTCGCCGAGTCGATCGCGCCGGCCGGCACGGAAATCCACTACGAGGTGCAGATCAATTCGGTATGGCGACGCCTCGGTCACGAGGTCGGCTTGCTCAACGGCCTGCCAGCATTGCTGCCGTTCCGGATCGTGTTCCTCGGAACGACCGACATCCATGCCGGCATTGCGCTCGGTGCACCCTCGACCGTCACATCCTGGCGGCCACGCACCGACTTCCAGCACGTCACGAAGACCATCAGCCTTACTGAGTTGTGCGACGAGATCGAGGTCCGTGTGCAGGTCGAATGGTGGGACAACGCCCGCCACAACGTCGATTGCAACCTTCTTACAGGGGTTGGCTTTGCAGCGGTCGTGGCGAACACCAGCGTCGAAGAGCGACTGCTGCCTGACCTCAGCAATGCGCAGGACCGCAGGGAGTATCGCTTCCGATTTTCGCTCGGCACGCCGATTGATGAGTTCAAAATCCACATCGAAGGTGAGACAAACAACGCGCTGGTGACTTTCCACGTGTCCGAGCGCGTCTACATCGCCTGGCCGGCATGACCCATGAAGGAGAATGAGTGATGGCGAAGGCACCGAAGCAGCAAGCGGCTGACAACACCGGCACTGGCACCAACACCAGCATCGACGACGGCGCTGAATACCGCGTCAAGTTCCGCAAGCACCATGTTGAGGGGCGGATGGAGTATCGCCCCATCCATACCTACTACATGCGCGGGTCGAAGCTGAAGACCATGCCACCGGAGAAGATTGCCAGCTACGATATCGAGGGACCTGCAAGCCATGGCTGACGACTTCGTGCGGCAATTCTCCGCCGCAAGCCTCAATGTGCTGACGCCGGCAGCCTGGGACCTGCTGATCCGCACGTTGGACGTGCGGCTGAAATCCGTCGAAGAAAAGCGCGCCTCGTTCGAGGAGGCGGCAGCGCAGCTTGCGCAGATCGGTCTCGACCGGATCAACCAGGCGCTGCTGCCGGCATTCCAGGAGGTGCTGGCGATCGCGCATCTTGGCGCGATCTTCACCGCAACGTCGGGAACGACCTTGCAGGTCACGACCGGTACCAAGCAATTGACCATCCCCGAGGACCAGCGCGATCGGTTCGCGCCAGCCGCCTATGTTGCGCTGCGTGCCGTGGGCCATACTGGCATTGCCATGACCGGCGAGGTCTCTGCCTATGACCGGCCGACGGGAACGCTGACGGTTGCCGCGGAACAGGTGATCGGAACCGGCGAGTTCAATGAATGGGTTGTCTCGCCCGTGCCTGCACCTGATTTTGGCTCCTATACTCAATCGGAGATTGATGCGGCAATTGGTGCGGTCAGCGCTGAGCTAAGCACATTGGCCGGCACGGTCAGCAACAAGGCCGCAAACGTGCACACCCACATCAGCACTGATGTGACCGGGCTTTCGGATGCGCTCGCAGGCAAAGCGGCGGCTGCGCACACACACGGTACTGACGACATTACCGGACTCGACGCCGCCCTCGCTGATCATGTGGCGTTAACCGGCGACGAGACTGTTGCCGGCGTCAAGACGTTCTCATCCATCCCAGTGCTCCCGGCGAGCAGCCCGACAACGGACAACCAGGCAACGCGCAAGAAGTACGTCGATAATGCTGTCGCCGCCGCTAGCGCGTCATCGCGGACGCTCATAGCATCCAGCACCCCAACCGGCGTATCGTCTGTTACTTTCACGGACATTCCGCAAACATACCGCTTACTTGAGGTTGTCTTTGCCGACGTTTCTGGAACGGCAGGCTATTCTCTTGTTCGGCTAGCGTACTCACCAAACACCGGCGGATCGCCAACCTTCCGAGACGGTCTTGGTGTGTATTACACGGCGTGGAATGGTGAGGACAGCCCAAACTTTTACATAGGTACTTTGGGGTCAGCAGCCTCCACACTGTCCGGCGCTGTAACAATTAGCGGGATTGCTGCCCGCTCGGGGCGAATGGTTTTCGGGCACATCATAGTATCTGGCAACGGGACTGGTGTTACGGGCGGCATGGGGCGCGATGAAGCAGTCAACGCCTTGAGAGTTTCGCTATCCTCCGGCAACTTCGACGCCGGCACCATCTCGCTTTATGGGATCAAGTAAATGGCAACCGCGAATGAGCTTAGAGTTTCACTTGCTGGCACGGAGCCTGTTATCACGACCGTGCAGGTCGAGATCGTGCCGCCGACGCAGACGGAACTGTTGCAACACAACGCGACCGAGCGATACCGCCGCGAAACCGGCGGCACCGTCGTCGGCGGCATGCCGGTTGCGACCGACGACAGGTCCAAGATGATGATCATGGGCGCGCGCCTCGCGGCGCAGGCGGACCCGGATTTCACTACGCAATGGAAAAACATCGACGGTTCGTTCGCTACGATCAACGCCGCGACCATCATCGCTGTCTCGGGCGCGGTATCGGCGCATGTGGCAGCACTTTTCGCCGCCGAAGCTACCATCGCGGCAGACATCAGCGCCGAGATCATCACGACCTACGAACAGCTTAACGCGGCGTGGGAGTTGGCGTCATAACGACGCCGTACAGATCGACACGATCTGCATCCAGATGAGCGCGCCCTAAGGCGCGACGATCTTCCGTCCACCAATATCAACTTCACGACCGAAGGAGAGCCGCGATGGCTTCTGTGTCCTTTCACCACGGCACGCGCGTGTTCCAGTCCGGCGAGACGCCGGTGCTGGTGCGCACCGCACAAACTGCCGTCATCGGCTTGATCGGTACGGCACCAGAAGCCGACGCGGAAAAGTTTCCGCTCAACAAGCCGGTGCAGATTTTGCGCACCATCGAAGCCGATGGCCTCGGCGACGACGGCACGCTCAAGGAGGCGCTTGACAGCATCTTCGATCAGGTAGGCTGCCCGATCATCCTGGTGCGGATTGCCGAAGGGCAGACGACGGCAGAGACCTGGGGCAACCTGGTCGGCGACCAGATCGCCTTTACCGGGGTGCATGCTTTCCGCCGCGCCAGGCCGGACGGGCTGTACAAGCCTAAGCTGCTGCTGGCGCCCGGCTTCACCCAGACCACGCCGGCCGATGGCATCGCTTCGATCAATGTGACCGCTGGCGGTTCCGGCTATCACCCCGACACCGTCACTGTGACGATTGCTGGTGCGGGCACCGGCGCCAAGGCCAAGGCCGTCGTCGATGCGGGCGTTGTGACGTCGATCATCGTCACCAATCCCGGCGCCGGCTATTCCGGCTCGCCGACAGCGACGATCGGCAACGGGCTGGTCGCCGCGACCGCCAACGCCACGATTGCCGACGGCAAGGTGACTGCCGTCACGATCGTCAACCCCGGCGCTGGCTACACTTCGGCACCGACCATCAGCTTCAGCGGTGGCGGTGGCAGCGACGCCGCTGCAACCGCTGTTGTTGTCGGCGGCAAGGTGGTCGAGATCACCATCACCAACGAGGGTACGGGCTACGTCTCCGCGCCGAGCGTTTCGTTCACGGGCGGCGGCGGCACCGGCGCCACGGCCAACGCCAACAAGGGTTCGGTCATCAATCCGGTCGTTACCGAACTGATGGGCGTCGCCGAGACGCTCAAGGCCATCGCCTATGTCGATGGTCCGGACATGACCGACCAGGCCGCCGTGCAATATCGTGGGCTGATCAATTCCGGGCGCATCTTCGTCTGCGACCCCAAAGTGCTCAAGTTCGACACCGAGAGCGACACCCATGTGCCGCAGCCGTCGTCGCCGGTCTGGGCGGCGCGCCAGGCGCGCATGGACCTCGAACAGGGATTCTGGTGGGCCGGCTCCAACGTCGAGGTTGCGGGGATCACCGGCATCAACCGCCCGATCGAGTACGGCCCGCAGGCCAATTACCTCAACGAGCATCGCGTCAACACCATCGTCAATATCGACAATACCGGCTTCCGGCTGTGGGGGGTGTGGACCTGCGACAGCGACCTGCTCTGGCAGTTCGTCTCGGTGCGGCGCACCGCCGACGCCATCAACGAGGCGCTGGAAGCGGCCTATCTCGAATTTGTCGATCGGCCATTCTCCAAGGCCAATCTCAAGTTCATGATCGAGGCCGGCCGCGCCTTCCTGCGCACCATGGAGCTTGAGGGCGCGATCCTGCCGGGCTCCGACGTCTGGCTGCTCGACAGCAATACTGACGTCGAGATGGCTCAGGGCATCGTTAAGCTCGGCGTCAAGTTCGAGCCGCCGGCGCCGATGGTTGATATTCGCCTGACCGCCTACCGCAATATCGCCGCCTACACCCTGCTGCTCAATCAGGTGGCGCAGGAGATCAACGACGGCGCGCTGGCTGCGTAGGCCGCCATCTCCAGGCGCCGGCACCGACCGGTGATCTCGCTCTCCACCCTTACCTCGAAAGGTAACCCCCGATGCCGTCGCATTCCGACATGCCGCGCTATATTCTGCGCAACTGCACCATCTTCGCCGACCGCGTTTCCAAGATCGGCCAGGCGTCCGAGATCACGCTGCCGGTGCCGACCGAGAAGCTCGAAGAGCTGCGCAACGCCGGCATGGTCATGCCGATCGACGTGCCGCTCGGCTATGAGAAGATCGAAGTCTCGTTCAAGATGACCGGCTTTGACCCGCAGGTGATCGCGCTGTTCGGCCTCGCCGTCGGCCAGGAGCGCGAATACATGGTCACCGGCGCTCTGGCGCACGAGGACGGCACCGTCATCAACGCCACCGCCTATATCCGCGGCCGCCTGACCAAGACCGACCATGGGTCGTGGAAGCCAGGCGACATGGCCGAGAACGAGTATTCGATCACGCTGCGCTACTACAAGCTCGAGGTCGATGGCCGTGTTCTGGTCGAGATGACCCCGTTTGAGGTCGTGATCGGCGGCGTCTCGCAGACCAGCGCCATCCGCGCCGCGCTGCTGGCGTAATAGTGGGAGCCTGACATGACCGACAAGGCAACCGTCACCGTCAAGCTCGACACCCCCGTCGAGCATGACGGCAAGACCTATTCGTCGCTGACGTTTCGGAAAATGAAGGCAAAGGACATGATCGCCGGCGACCTGGTGCAGGGCGACCAGCGCAAATCAATGGCGATCTTTGCCTCCATGGCCGGCGTCCCTATCGCCGTGATCGAGGAGCTCGACATCGACGACTATGCCACAGTCGGCGCGGAGGTCGCGCCGCTCATGGGAAAGTCAATCCAGGCCAGGGTGGCGCAGGCTCTGGCCGAGGCGGACGCGTAATCGACGCGGTCGCCTTCGTCTGCCGTCACCTGCACACGCCGATCAGCGAGGTCGAAGACATGGAATGGGATCGCTTCGACCTCTATGTCGGTGCCGTGGTGCGCTTGCTCCAGAGCGAGATGCCGAAGACGTAATCCGGCTATCCCTGTTTCAGCACGGTTCCGTCCGCTCCCTTCACGGTGACGTTGAAAGGAATGCCCGAGCGGACGCTTTGCGAAACGGTGCAGAAATCCTCAAACTGTTCTAGCGCACGGTCAAGGCGCGGCAGAGTGTCCGCGGCAACCCCGAGCGTGATCGTCACATTGACGCCGGTGACCCGCAGCCGATTCTGCTCATTGCGTCCCACTTCCCAGGTGGCCGTGGTGACGATTTGCCCAGGGTCGCCCTTAAACTTGCCGATGGCGAATACCAGGCTTGCCGACAGGCAATTCGCCATCGCCGCCGCCAGAAGATGCGTGGGCGCTGGCCCCGCGCCGTCACCAAGCGGCGGCGTTTCGTCGGCCACAAGCTGGCCAAGACCGGGTTCGAAATCGATCAGAAACCGGAACTTGTCCTGGCGCGTGATCGTGACGGAATGCGTTTCGCTCATCAGACAGAGCTCCATTGACGGGGGATAGGCGCTTGCGGCGACTGATCGCCACGGCGACGTTCGCGCGTAACGGCACCATCCCTGCCATGAGCTCCTTTGGCAAGCCCGCCGCCGGACTGGCGGCAAGGCTTCGTGCCGCATCTACCCCCAATTGAGACCAAACCGCTGATCTTGTTGTCATGGCCACACTGACCTCCAAACTGATCGTCGAACTGGTCGATCGGGCGACAGCGCCGTCGCGCGCGGTGGCCAGTGCGATCAACCGGCTCACCGCGGCGCAGACCCGCAATGCCGCTGCCCTGGCGCAGGCGCAGTCGAAGATGCTCGGCGCCGTCGGCATGGCCTACGCCCTCGGCAGGGCAATCTCAGCGCCGGTGAAGGCAGCGAAGGATTTTCAGACAATACTGACCGACATCGAGCAGAAGTCCGGCGTCTCTGGTATCGCGTTCAAGGAACTGGGCACCCAGCTACGCGGAATCGCGGCGGCAACCAACCAGCTGCCGTCCGACACCGTGAAGACCTTCGATGCGTTGATGGCGCTGGGCCTTGGCGGCAAGACCGACGCCGAGAATGTCGAAGCGGCATTGAAGCTGCTGCCGGCGATCAACAAGACCGCGACAGCCTTCCGCGCCTCCAATATGGACGTCATGGCGGCCGGTCAGGCCGTGTTCGCCAACCTCAAGGTGCCGGCAGAACAAATCCTGCGCGTGTTCGACGCGATGGCCGAGGCTGGCAACCAGGGCGCCTTCGAACTGCGCGATATGGCGCAGTATTTCCCCGAGATCACCTCGAAGGCGGCGGCACTTGGCTACCAGGGCGCCAAGGCCGCCTCTGACCTCGCCGCTGCATTACAGGTCGTGCGGCAGGGTGCCGGTTCCGCCGGCCAGGCGGCAACCAATCTGAGCCAGCTGTTCACGCAGATGATGTCGCCGCGACTGGCCAACAACTTCAAGAAATTTGGCGTCGACCTCCGCGCCGGGCTCGACGCCGGCCGCAAGCGTGGCCTGTCCCCGATCGACACCCTTGTCACCCTGACAAAGACGGCGATGAAGAAGGGCGCCAGGCTTGGCGATCTGTTCCGCGAGGAAAGCTCGTTCCTGGCCATCCGACAGCTGATCAGCGACGTCGAGCGCTTCCACCAGATCAGGGATGCATCGAACAACGCGAGCGGCCTTATCGACCAGCAATATGTGCGGCGCATCCAGGACGCGGATGCGGCGCTGACGCGGTTCAATGCCGCGGTCGAGAACCTGTCCATCGAGCTCGGCACCGGGCTGCTGCCGCTGCTGACTGGCGTCATCGATAACGGCATTGCGCCGTTCGCGCGCGCCGTCACCGAGGTGGTGAGGACCTTTCCGCGTGCATCCGGCGTCATCGTCGGGACCGCTGCCGGCTTGATCGGCCTGCAGATCGCAGCCACCGCGGCGCAGTTCGCCTTCCTGTGGATGAAGGGCGGCGCGCTTGCCGTCGCTGCCGCCGGCCTGCGTGGCGTGCAGGTTGTTTTACGGGGTCTGGCGTTTGCCGCGTGGCCGATCACCGCCGCCTTCGGCGCACTGCGCGCGGCGACCGTCGGCTATCTCGCAAGCGCGGCGATCCTCGGCCATGGCGGCGCATTGAAGGTCGCGGCGGCATCCCTGCTCGGCCTGATCAGTCCGATCAACCTCGTTGCCGGTGCCATGCGGGTGCTCAGGCTGGCGGTGATCGGTACCGGCATTGGCGCCGCGCTCGTTGCCATCGCCGCCGCCGGAACCTGGATTTACAACAACTGGTCCGGCATCAAGGAGATGTTTTCCGGCATTTGGGAGGGTTTTACGAGCGCGCTGGCGCCGGTCGAACCGGCGCTGCGGCCCGTGATCGACGGGCTGACCTGGCTCTACGACAAATTCACGGCGATGACCGGTCCGATCGATGCCTCGAAGGAAAGCTGGCGCTCGCTCGGCGTCACCATCGGTGAAGCGCTTGGCGGGGCGATCACCGTCGTCATCGAGAAGGTCAAAGCCCTGTTCGGGCTGCTGTCGTCCGTGGGCAGCGCCATCGGCAGTGCCGGCAGTTGGGCTGCCGGCGTATTCTCGCCTCCTTCTGCTCCTGCTGCTGGCGCCCGTGCGCTCGGTGGCGCCGTGCGCGCCGGCAGCCCGTACCTGGTGGGCGAACGCGGCCCGGAACTGTTCACGCCCGCTGCCGCAGGCACCATCCAGAGCACATCGCGGACGGTTGCGGCGCTGCGTGCCGCCGCTGCCGCGTCGATGCTGGCGGCGACGCCCGCCGCCGCAGGGACCACAAATAACAACAGCATCTCGATTGTCGTCAACGCGGCACCAGGTCAATCGGCGGAGAACATTGCCACCGAGGTCGAGCGGGTGTTGTCGGCCAGGCTCAATGCGCTGTCGCGTGGCGCTCATTCGGACGGGGTGTATTGATGCCGACACCGATGGCACTCGGCCCGTTCGCCTTCGAGGCGCTGCGGTTTGGTTATCATGGGGTTGGTCGCGATCTCTCAACCCGCTGGGCAGAGATATCGACCGTCGGCAGCCTCAACCGTCTGCAATGGACCGGCGGCGACAGTGACAGCGTCACCATCAGCGGCGTCGTGTTCCCGGAGGAGTTCGGCGGCTTGTCGAGCCTCGAGGGGATACGCTCGGCAGCATTGAGCGGCAGCGTGCTGCCGCTGGTCACCCTCGGTGGCAACGTGTTCGGCATGTATGTGGTCGAGAAGGTCGGCGAGGACCAAAGCTATCACACCGCAAGCGGCCTGCCGCGCAAGGACGCCTTCTCGATCGAGCTGCGCCGCTTTGTCGGCAACAACTTCTCGCCGATCTCGATCGTGCAGGCGCTGTTCGGATAGCACCGATGACAACCCTCTATACAACCAAGCAGGGCGAGATGCTCGACGCCATCTGCTGGCGCCTGTTCAACGCCACCAGCGGTTATGTCGAGCAGGTGCTCGACCTCAATCCGAGATTGGCTGAGCTGCCGCCAATCCTGCCAATCGGCACCATCGTCACGCTGCCCGATCTGCCGCGCATGCCGGCGGAGCGGAAGATCGTGAGTTTGTGGAGTTGAGGGAGCGCTACGAGATAGCCAATTCCAGTATCACTCTCCTGTCAGGCGGGATGCACCGACACCGTCAGCCCAAGACTCTTGAGCACGCCCAGAAATGTCGTCAGCCGAGGGTCTCCATCCGCGCTCAACGCCTTGTAGAGACCTGCGCGGGTGACACCTGCATCCTTGGCGATCTGGCTGATGCCCTTGGCGCGCGCTACATTGCCAAGCGCATGAGCGATGACCTTGGCATCACCATCTTCGAATGCAGCTTCGAGATAGGAAGCGATCGCCTCGGGAGTGTCGAGGAAATCAGCGCCGTCCCACTTGGTGGTTTTGATCGTCACGGTCAAACCTCCTGAGCCATTTCGATGGCACGCTTGATGTCCTGGTTCTGTGTGCGCTTGCTGCCACCGCAGAGCAGAATAATGACCGTACTGTCGCGCTTGACGATGTAAACGCGATAACCCGGCCCGTAGTCGATGCGAAGCTCGCCGATCCCGCTGAAGAACTTGACGTCGCCGAGCAAACCAAGCTCCAACCGGTCGATCCTGACGCGAATGCGTGCCTGCGCTCGGACATCGCGAAGCCCGGCGAACCAATCGAGAAACTCCGTGGTCTTGCGCACTTCGACCATGCGTAAACTATAGTAAGCATAAACTGCATTGTCAACTATAGTTTGCGGTGCGGAAATCCAATGAAAACCCCTCGCGCCGAAATCCACGCCAACGGCAGGCCGGTCGCCTCGATCTTCAACGACCGGCTGATCTCCGTGACCATCACCGACAAGGCAGGCGTCACCAGCGACACCATCAGCTGCGAGTTGAACGACGGCAATCCGTTTGCCGAGATTCCCCGCAAGGGCGACACCATCGAGGCCTGGCTCGGCTATGTCGAGACCGGCATTGCCTATTTCGGCAGGTTCATCTGCGACGACCCGGTCGTCCATTGCCTGCCTTACCGGCTCACGGTCAACGGCAAGGGCACCGATATGCGCGAGAAGCTCAAGCAGCACAAGGCGCGCCATTGGGACAGGAAATCGGTCAGGGACATCGTCAGCGAGATCGCCGGCGACCATGGCCTGCAGGCGAAGGTCGATGGCGCCGTCGGCGCGTACAAATACGAATGGTTCGGCCAGGAGGACGAGAGCGACCTGCATGTGGTCGAGCGTCTGGCGCGACGTCATGACGCCACGTTCGCAATCAAGAACGGCATGCTGATCCTGGCGCCGCGCGGGTCTGGCAAATCGCCGAGCGGCGCGGCGCTGACGCCGGTGATCGCCACGCCCTTCAATATCGTCAAGGGCACCTGTCAGACGACATTTGCCCACCGCAACAGCTTTGCCAAGGTCAGGGCGCATGCGCAGGACAGAAAGAAGGCCGAGCGCGTCGAGGTCGACGAGGACAGCGACGATGACGGCGACGCCGATTACACCATCCCGGAACCCTTTGCCGACCAGGACGAGGCGCAAAGGGCAGCCAGGACCAAGGCCCGCGACCTGAAAGCCAACACTGTCACCACCTCCGTCGACCTGTTCGGCGATCCGACAATCCGCGCCGCGGCGCCATTCCGCTACGCGGGCGTGCGGCCACAGCTCGATGGCATCGCCTTCATCGTCGAGACCGCGACCCACAAGCTGTCGAAGCAGGGCTACACCACCTCGGTCGAGGCGAAGCTCGGCGGCCAGGGATCGGGCGGTGCCGGCAAGAGCGCGGCATCGGCGGGCGATGTTGCGCCTGGCGGCACCGGCATCGAGGTGCCGGGTGAGACCGACTACACCGTGCCGCCGATGTCGTGATCGGCGCCGCCGGCATCGCGACGGCTATCGCCGCGATAGAGCATCCTCAGCAAAAGTGATCTCCGCTTTTGCGGTCCGGAAACGCGGCCGCTCACAGACCTGACGGTACCCTTCGCCCCCCCACTGAAACAACGAAAACCCACCAGCGCGGCGCCGGCATCAGTCGGCGCGGCGATGCCGTGGTGTGCCCAACCGGGAGACAATGGATGGACAAGCTGCAAGACGCGCCGACGGACGGCGACAGCTATTGCGGCATCTCGCAAGACGCATTCGACCTGATCGTCGGCTTCGAGGTATCGAGCCGCGCGGTCTACGAGAAGAAATACACCCGTCCCATCCGTCCGGGCGGTGCCTCCGGTATCACCATCGGCATCGGCTATGATTGCGGCTATGCAACCGTTGCTCAGATCGCCACCGACTGGGGCAGGCTGCTGCCCGCCGCCATGGTCAAGGCACTGCAAGGTGTCGCCGGGCTGACCGGGATGAACGCGCAGGCCGCGCTGGCGAAGGTCAGGACCAGGGTCGAGGTGCCCTGGGAGGCGGCGCTCATCGTGTTCGCCAGGACCAGCTTGCCGAAATATGCGGCTCTTACCGCCAGGCTGCCGAACTACGAGCGCCTGCATCCGCACTGCAAGGGGGCGCTGGTCTCGCTGGTCTATAATCGCGGCGCATCATTTTCGACGGCTGGCGCACGATACCAGGAGATGCGCGCCATCAAAGCGCACATGGCGGCTGAACGGTTCGCGGCGATCCCGGCCGAGTTTCGCGTCATGAAGCGCCTATGGGCCGGCGATTCGAGCCTCAAGGGTTTGCTCACGCGGCGCGACAAGGAGGCCGACCTGTTCGAGTTCGGCCTGCTCGCCGCTCCCGATGAGCCGCTCGTTGCTGATCACAAACCGCCCGATCCCGATCCACAACGACTGTTGTCGTCAACGGATGATCCTCAACCGCAGCCACCCTCTCGGGTGGCTTCTTTTTTGGCCGCCATCGCGGCGCTGTTTCGGAGGGCCTGACCATGGCACTATTCATTCGCATTGCTCTGCGCTGGATCGCCGGTGCGCTGATCGCCGCCGGCTACCTCACCGCCGAGGATCGGACGCTGTTCGGCGACCCCGATCTGGTTGCCGTCGTCACCAGCATCGTGGGCCTTGTGTGCGGGCTGGTTGCCGAGCTCTGGTACTGGGCCGCCCGCAAGCTGGGATGGCAGACATGACCGCGATCCTGTCCTGGCTGGCCTCGCTCCTGTCCGGTCCCATCGTCCGCAGCGCGCTCGATGGCTACAAGGCCAGGTTGGAGGCCGGCAACACCACCGAGCGTATCGCCGCCGACCTCGCTTTGCGCGAGCTCGACGTCCAGGCCCGCGAGATCGAGGCCAACAGGCAGCTCCGTATCGCCCAGGTTGGGCACTGGTACACGCCGGAATCCCTGTTCGGCTACATCATGGTGATCTACTTCGCCAAGATCGTGCTGTGGGACAAGGTGCTGGCGCTCGGCACCACCGATCCGATCACCGGCGCCGCCGCCGAATGGGCCGGCTGGATCATGCTGTTTTATTTCGGAAAGCGCGGCGCCGAGAATGTCGCCCGCATTGTCACCGGAGCCTTGCGCAAATGACCGACGATGAAATCGAGACCGTGGTCCGCAAGGCGGTCAAGGATACCTTGCTGGCGTTGGGATTCGATGTCTGCCATCCGCTCGACCTGCAGGCTGACATGCAGCACCTGCGGACCTGGCGGCAGGCCGTCAACACCGTCCGCCGCCAGTCGCTGATCACCGCCATCGGCGTCATCACCGCCGGCATCCTCGGGCTGATCTACATGGCCATCAGTGGGCGCTGGGGGCCATGAGAGACAGAGCTGTATTGCTCGAGCCGATCTTGTGCCCTGAGCCGCGGCCGCGTTCAAATGCGACATCCAATCAATTGAATGACCCACCCCGTCATCGTGCCCCGGCGGTGTGACTTCCAAAGCTCGAGAGGATGTCCCCATGCAACAACGCCTCGATTACAAAACCACCTCGCCTGACGCATTCAAGGCCCTGCTCAATACCGAGACCCAAGTTCATCATAGCGGTATCGAGCCATCGCTGCTGGAACTGGTCAAGACACGTGCGTCGCAGCTCAACGGCTGTGCCTGGTGCCTGGACATGCACACCAAGGATGCCCGTGCGCGTGGCGAGACTGAGCAACGCCTCTATCTTTTGACGGCCTGGCGTGAGGTGCCCTGCTACAGCGATCGCGAGCGCGCCGCTCTGGCCTGGACCGAGGCGCTCACGCAGATTCCAGAACATGGCATACCAGACGAACTGTACGCCGAGACGCGTCGTCATTTCGATGAAAAGGCGCTCGTCGACCTTACGCTCGCTATCATCGCCATCAACGGCTGGAATCGGATGAATGTTGCGTTTCGCACAACGGTTGGCAGCTACACCAGCCCGCACGCAAGGGCGTAGGAAGCCGCTTTTATCGGTTGGACCAGACGTCAGGTTACGCCACTGAGTTCCAGCTAACCGCGATCTTCTATGGCTTGATCCAAGTTCGCGAGCTTCGCGGCTAGACTACCAACTTCTTCGCAACTGGGCCCGGCCGGCGTAAGAGTTTGTACTACCCGAGAATTCGCCGTCAAAATCGGCCGCCACCGACCAGCCCTGCGCAAACGCATACCCGATACCGGCGGAGATCAGCGCGGAGTTGGCGTCCGGCTCGGCGCCGTTGACGGTAAAAATCGCGCCGGGAAGCGTCTGGAAGATTGATGTCGCACCCTGGCCGCTGCGCCAATCATGCGCCCAGGCTGCGCGGCCTCTCAACGTGACAATACCGTCGCCTGCCGCATAGGCATTTTCCAGCCGCAGACCCAGTTCGCTGCGGATCGTCGTCGCAGTGCGCGCCTCGTAGCTCATCGCGAACTGGTTGGAGCCCGACGTCGCCGTCTCGGCATAGGCCGGCAGGCGCAGGCTTGTCACCTGCACGGCACCATAGGGTGTGACGTCGCCGACCGGCATCGCCAGACGATACCCTGTCTCGGCGCGACCGCTGAACGCCTGCGGGCGATACGACGCATGAAGGATGTCCGTGCCGGCGACCGTCACCGTGCGATCGGTCTCGGCGTCCTGCCAGGCATAGCCGAGCAGCCCCGCTACATAGACCTGGCCGAACTCCTGCCGGCCATAGAGCGCCGCATGGAAGACGTCGGCCTTGCCGGAACCGAAGCCGTTGGCGATCGTAAAGCGGTTATCGGCACCGCCGACGGCGAAGCCGACCAGAGCGCCCGGCGCAACCTTGTAGTTTGCGCCAACAGCCATACCGAAGGCGCGGCTGGTGGTTATATTGGTGCCCGCGACGTCGTCACCCGACACGCGGTTGGTGCCGCCATAGGCTGCCGCCCAGACGCTCCAGCGCTCGGCAAAGGACGAGGCCGCCCCCGCCTTGACCGGCAGCGCGGCAAAGGCTTCGGCCGCCTCGCGCGACACACGAGACTGAGGCGCATAGCCAATGGCGCTGCCGCCGGCATCGGCTCTGAAGTCGCTGAGGCCGCGTTGGGACACGGTATGGATGAAAAGATTGATGTCGCTCATCAGCGACAGCGGCATCGTGGCGGCGGGCTGGCCCGAAATCTGGCTCAGATCATTCGGCGAGAGATTGGTGAAGACCGCCGGAATGCCGCCGGTGGTGTTGAAGTAGTTGGTCAGCGCGTTGGAGACACTCTGCTGGTTTGTATTGAGACTGCCCCCTGCCGGGGTATAGCTCAGGGTGAGATCCAGATAGGCGTTGTTGGCGTCATAGCTCAGCGCCGCATTGATATTCGACGGCTTGTTGGCGTTTGTAAGGGCGCCGAATGTTCCGGTAATGCCGTTTGTTGCATTGAGGATCGTGTAGCGTTTGGCCGTATATGTGCCTGTCTGATAGGTCGCATTCACGCCGCCAGCGAGCGTTGCAGCACCTGTGACGTTCGTGCGGTCGGCATCCGTCGGCGAGACATCGACATCGTAGTTTGCGCCCGCGTCAAAGATAAGGTTGCCGTTGACACCGATTGTGCCGACTGTACCGATTGGATTGCCGGGAGCCAGCGTGCCGCCCGCGTAGATCGTTGTCCCGCCAACCGTGCCGGTACCGCCGAGGAATCCACTGAGTACATTTACGCTCCCCGCAAGACCGTTCACTATAAACCCGCCGGCGTTCACGGTTGTAACGCTCGAGATAATCGAACCGCCGGTCGCGACCTCGATAATGCCGGCGTCGATTGTCGTGGAGCCCTGGTAGCTGTTCACGCCCGTCAGGGTAAGGGTTTCGCCGCCCTGCTTGGTCAGCGAGCCCGTACCGGTGATGTTGCCGGCATAGGTCAACGCATCCGACCGGTTGAAGGCCAGCGCCGCATTGTTGGTGATGTCGCCGGCGATCGAGCCCGACGTGCCGCCAT